CGCGTTCCAAGTAGAGCGGCCTTCTCACCCTGAATCTCCTGCACCTGCTCCACCACCATGCGGGAAGTGTCTCCACCCTGCGCCAGTTGCGACATCATCATAAACACATCGGTGTGGAAGTATTCGTTGATGATCTTCGCCACGCGGTCTTCATACTCGACAGTGAAGGGAAGATTCTGCACTCCAGTGGTCAACTGCTGGGGCATCCTAAGTCGAATGTCTCCACGGTTCGATTCCATGTAGGAGATGCCGTTCGGCCCTCGCTGGATAGAGCCACGCATGTCCGAGTACGCCACCAGCGGAGGCTCGGCTGCGCGCTGGGCGGTTACCAGATTGGTACGTCCCATCTGATTTGCCTTGGCGATGGATACAAAAGCGTCGTGGGCAGGGCCTCTTCCGTAGACCTCATCGGAGTTCACCCGCCACCGCCACGAGATGATCGGCATGGAATCGTAGCCGCCCTCATTCAATAGAGTCATCTTGCTATTGCCGGTGGTGATGGGCTTACCGTCCACTCCGAGAATCTTTCCTCCCTTTCGATAGACCCAATCGGACGCCCACTTCTTTCCTTTAGCGTCTACTCGACCAGGTTCGTAGTCCGCACGCGGATAGATAGCGTGAAGAATGTCGCGCTCTGCGTACATGTTTTTTTCATAGTCGCGCTTGAAGTTGTCATCTGCCGCGACCATTGCATCCAAGCCAAACTTCTCCGTGAGTTGGCGGAGTGTCATTTTGTAGACGCGGTAGTTGGTGTCCACCTGCCCAAATTCATTCTCTGCGATGTAGCACTCGCGAAAGTGAGGAACGACAAACACCGTACGCGCGTTCTTGATGTCTTCTTCGATCAGAAAGTAGGCTGTACCGCACGTCGCTCCGTCTGAAATAAACTCAGTGTTCTTGTCGTAGAAGTTCGAGCGATTGAACGCGCTGTAAAGAACATCCTGCGCATCCTGTAGCCACTTCCTAACTTGCGGGTAGGAGTCAATTCTTTGCCCGTTCCATGCCCGCATCCCCGATGTGCGAGGGAAGTTCAGTTTGCCCGGTAGCTCAAGGCCGAACCAATCCATGTTGCGCGAGCACAGATTGCCCACCATGCCATCCACAAGGCGGTTGCGCGCCAGCATCGCGGAGTCGTCGTACACTTCTTGGCCGGTCTGCTGGCCGTCCCACAGGTCTTTGTCCTGAACGAATCTCCGTCCGTGATTGACGTAGGCGATGATGTTGTCAATTTGAGGCTCCCAGAAAAGCCTTTGCTGGGCCAAGACCTCAAGGTACTTTTCCGCGTCTTTGGCTTTCTGGTCGTCCGAACGCTTCCCCAGCTTCGACTCAGAGTAAGCGGTCGAGGTGCCGTACTGCTGGTTAGCGAGCATAGGTACCATTAGCCGAGGGTCGCTTTCTGGGTATTGGCAGATTGCGTTGCGCCCATCGGGGAGGTGAGGATCGTCGAGGCAAGCCCTCGACGCTTCTGCAACGCCTCAGCCTGCGCCATTGCCGCTGCGTTGGCTGCTTGGGCTTGCTGCTCGTTCGTCGTCGTAGCCGATGGTGCAGTTGGGCCTCCCTGCGAGGCTTCATAGCCCAAAGAAGCGGCGGTACCGGCAAGTCCCACGCCAGCCGTAATCAGGAGTGCAGTTGCGGTTGAGATTCCAGACATGCGGCCTCCGTCACCACAATATCATTCTCGTTCACCCGCGACAGAAGAGAATCTCCCTCGTCGGTAAACTCGGCCTCCGCCTCCTCGACCGTGCGCGCCTGTGTCGGGAAGATCATGGTGAGTTCGACGGCGCTGCGAGTGATGTACACCTGCTTGCGTGGAGCCACCGCGGAGAGAACATGGTAGCCGGTCACTCGGAACCCTGTGCGACCGCACAGCACATCGCAAGTCCCGTTGATAACGAGTAAGGTTGGGATTTTGATGAGCACAGTGGTAAACACCACGCCCGCAGGGATGCGGACAGTGCGAGCGTACATACCAGCATGGAAGGCGTGTTCCGTTACGAACTCGATTTGAGCGTGTTCTCGGATTCTGGATTCGAGTGATTCGATCTTCTCTACCGTCTCTCCATCCGTGGCCGGGAACGCGGTGTTGTGAATGTACAGGTCGCTCATAGTTTGACCAGATAGGTGTTGTTGGTGTGTCGCGCTTTGCTGTAGGCAGAGAGCATCCGGTCGAAGCGGCTCCCGACCGGGGCGCTGTACAAAAATGCAGAACTGTCTTTCTCTTTCGCGTAGCGTTCAATGTGTGACATGAGAGCAGTTCCGAGCGGGTAGTTCTTTTGAACGAATATGCTCTCGGTGGCTGCGATCTTTGCCCCGTAGTGTGGAAGCACATAGATAAGCACGCACGCAAATCCCACTAGAGTCTCCCCGTCATACACTCCGAACGCTTGGAACACTCCTGATTTCTCCAGCAACTCGTAGAGGTCGCGCTGAGGTGACGGTGCTCCAAGCTCAGGGATGGAGCACTCAGCCGCGTACTCAGCCAGCAGCGCGGGCCAGTTGGGATCGTCGAGGATGGTGGCGTAGGAGACGGGTCGGATCATCGGTGCATCGCCAGTCCATGATAGAGCGTCGATTCGGGGCGCTTCATATTCTCGCGATCCATCAGCATCCGGGCAAAGGCTTCATCCAACTCAGGCTCAGGCCTCTTGTACACGGGCTGCTCCAGAGCAGCGTACCGCACACAGTCGCAGAAGTCTTTGTACGCCTCTTCCGGCTTGTCCGTCCCTTCTTTCCAACTGTAGTTCGACATGTGCTGCATCGGCCCGCCATCCCCACTGGTACCCTTCTTCGCAAACATCATGCCGGGAAACTCCTTGCCCCGGACAACTGAGTAGTGTGGCCCCAGATACTCTTTCACGCGCTTATGTCCCAGCGTCACGTCTCCCGGAGCGGAGCAGGAATGCACGATCCTCTTCATGCCAGCCTTCTCCAACTCCTCCTCCCATGACGGCATCGACTCGCCATGCAGGGGCTTGAGCGCCGCGGCAAACTTTACGTCGATGATGAGCATGGCGGGTTCCTTGTAGTTGTGCTCGGCCCGCTTCACTCTAACCTGACGGCAGATGGAGTCGATGTTTCCCGAAGGTCTGAGGTAGGTGTACCAGTAGATTCGATTTGCCGTCTTACCATTGACAGCAATCTCTTCTGGACTGACTGCACCAAAGAGCCAGCAGCAAGGCCTCGCGTCGTGGGGGTCGAGGACTTCGATTCGCATCCAGTCCGCCGGGATTTGGAAATCGTCGTACAGATGCTTCTCACGATCCAGCTCCTTGTACACCAGACCGCTCAAGTGCTTCCACTTGCCCTCTTCTCTGGCCTCCCGCTCGTCCGGGTCGGTAATCTTCTTGAGGTAGTTCTCAATCCCAGCCCTAGGAAGAAACCCCATGACCTGACCGCACTTCGGGCAGTTGTCAACCGGCCTTACCTGCCCGACTTTCAACACATCGGGATCATTCTCCGGGATCGTCGTATCGCAAGCCCTGCACCAATCCTGGCAGTTGTCCCACGTCGAACCCCGAAAGACCGCGATCTCCTGATCCTCACCGCCATTATTGAACGCATGAAGACTCAGCAGGTCATAGATGTACGCTTCTTTCAACGGCGTCATGGTGTACCAGCTCGGCCCGTTGGTGCTCATCAACCCTCTGGTTGCCGCCGTCAAAATGTCTTTTGGTGGGGGCTCGTCAAAATGAATCCAGTCGAGCACCGTGCCTTCGTAGCTCTCCGCCGGCTGGACATACGACCGAAAGTGAATGGTAGAGCCGCAGGGCTTGCCGTTGAAATCGTTTGCCAATGTAATGCTCTTGATCGAACCATCCGAGTACCGTGAAGTGGTCAGCCCGCAATACTCAGGGATCAAACTCATAAACTCCGGCTCGATCCGCTGCGCCAACGTCTGCCCCGCAACTTCGCAGCCCACAATCCCATTATTCGGAACCCGCACCGCAATCTTGTAGTCTGGGTCGTTAGCATCCAGCCACGGTCTGAACCCCATCGCGTGAGCGATGTCCTCGGCTACTCCAATGCTCGTCTTGCCCACCTGGTTCCCCGACTCAAACAACCTTGTACTCGGTGTCCTTCCTCGCTTGTTCTTGATCCGTATGAACGGAATCTGCGCCCGGTTCATCTTGAGATAGAACAGCTTCAAATACGAACGAACCTTGTCCTCCACCACCTCTAGCGAGGCAGGGTCATCCGGGCTGTACCCGTCCAGCAAATCGGGAGCCGGAGTCGTCGATACCTTGCGGGCCATTCCCTGCATCCTACCCTACGAGGTGCCTCATGCCCAACCTGATCCTTCTCGTCTTCGCCTTCGTCCTGTTCGCCATTGCTGGTTTCTGGAACCCCCCAGCCCCATCCCCGTGGTTCGGTCGCCTCGTAGCCGCAGGCTTGGCTTTCTGGGTGCTGTCAGTCATTCTGGCAGGACACCCGCTATAGAGTAGCTTTCTGTTTCACCAAGTCCGCTTCAGCTTGTGTCGGCACACCGCGCGGCAAAATCAGCGTACATCCCCTAACATCTCTGTCCCCGCCCGACTTCCTCCATACAGGGCCATTTACATCTCCGTCCGCCGACTGCGCCGTGTACTCCGAAATTCCATAAGGGTCTCCGATTTGTGAGTAGTCACGCATTACCCCTTGCACCCCCTCGCATGTACCCCGCCGACCGATCCGCAAGACTTGCATGACGCAGGCTTGCTATAAACCGCAGGTCTAGCATCAGACACAAAGTCATCCGTGGCAGGAGGCGGAGTCGAACCGCTCTGCGCCCCGCTGACTACCGGAGTTATCCGGCCAGCGTCGGGCCCTCTATTCGTTTGAGGTATCCCTGCCACAGGCAACACCCGCTTACACCGTGGGCACTGCACAGGCACCAAAACCCTCGGCTTCCACTCAGCACCACACTTCACAAACGGGCAT